ATATATGTAAGTATACATCTTACCAATACCTTTCTTCATATCAGTCTCTTTTGATCCATCATTATCATTTACATCATCAATTATTTTATCAATAGATTTAAAATTATATCCAAGAGCATTTTCCCAAAATAAGAACCCATTCTGTAATGTTCCTCCTTTAGGATTCTTACGTATACTTCTATTAGCACACCAGAAAATTGTATCAATTGCCCTCCAATTAGGAGCAACAAATGTTTGTTTATTAAGAGTATCTTCTAGAAATACCTTTTTCTTAGTATTCAAATATTTTCTATTTTTTAATAACTCTCTAGTAATTTGCTCTGTTTTAATTTTCTTATTAAAAATTTTCTCACTAGAACCAAATACATTAGTAACCTCATTCTTAACAAATTCATTTGAACAAGCATTAATCTGAAAGAAGTCAGTAGATTGACCAACTCTTACACGAGATTCTATTTGATAAGTTCTAAAATAATAGGTTCTATCAGTCAATCCCGTTTTAACTAATAAACGAAATTCTTCTGTACCCGTTAAAGATTCTAACAATCCACCTTGATCTTCTATAACAAATCTTGCTTCTTGGGTTGCTGAACTTATACTTTCAAATACTTCCCAACCAGCCAAATATTCTGTTAAATCGTACTTACCATCACTGGTCTCTACTCTTTTACCACTATTGTAAATACTAAATTCTACTTCGCAATCACCAGCACCAGTTCTTGTTAATGACATTCTATCACCTCAATGGATTGTTAAATGAATTTAAAACTGCTGCAGTAGTTTTAATTAGAGCACCAAACATACCACCAGGAGCTTGAGCACTACCCTTACCAGGCTGATTACCCTGTGTCCTCTTAACGATAGTAGTAACAGTTTGTTGTGCTCCAGATATATATGCTCTAGTTTGTGCATTAGATTGTTCAACAGCACCTAAAGTTGTTTGAACTATTTCTCTAGTTCTATTATTAATCTCAGCTCTTGCTCTATTCCTTTCTCTTGTTGCTCTTTCAACTTTTGCTTGGTCATCTTTCTTTGCCTTAGATTTCTTTACATTTCCACCACCACCTTTTTGCTGACCACCCTGTTCTCCACCACCTTTAGCACCAAATACGTTAGTTAACATATCAAAGATACCACCACCACTACTACCACCCATCATCTCTTTAGCACCACCACCCAATCCACCAAATAAACCACCACCTATTTGTCCAGTCTTCTTAGTATAAGCAGTACCAGCTTTACCCAGTTCTGCCTTATCACCCAAACTAAGTCCGTCTGGATTTAATAGTTTCTGGAATATTCCACTCTGCTTCTCACCTGATGTCAAAAATCTAGTATCCAGATTCTCATTTCCAGCAGTATTGAATGTATGATTCCCAAACTTAACTTGATTAACATCTTGAGATCTATCATACCTAGCACCTGCAGAATAATTACGGAATCCAGTTGCAGACATCAATTTCATCAATTTTCTTTCATCAATACCACCAGTAGTCAAAATACCTTTCAATCTTTCATGACTCTTTGCAACACCAATAGCTCTATCAGCAAGACCCAATTCAGCAGGAGTAAACTTCTTGTCAATAGCACCATTTTGGACAGGAGAATATTGACCAGGTGCAGTAATAATATCCTGAAGAGATCCACTCTTTGACATGAATGTTCCTGGATTGCCAGTCTCTTCAATAATAGCCTGTCTGTTCAAAACAGATCTTGCTACCATTGCCATACCACCCAATCCTTCACCTCTAGCTTCAGCAAGAATTAACTTTTTAAACAAATCATGACCAGGATCATCTGTTTTCTTAGCACCCTTCTTACCTTCTGCAACCATTCTCTTATTCAATGCTTTATCAGATATACCACTGAATCTAGGAATACTTCTTTTAGTAGGATGGTGTAAAGCAGGTCCAAAACTACCACCTTCTTGTAATCTTTTAACACCAAGATCTGAGAGATTAAATCCCATACTCTGTGCTCTTCGTATTGCTTTTGAAGTTATAGTTGGATCTCTTCTGGTAGCAAAATTATCAAGTGGTATAACATATCCTTTACCGTTACCCTTAGTGGCAACATATTCTGTACCGTGTCCTATGAAGGAAGGTGGTAATGATGGATGCATATGCACAGGAAATCCAGAATTCGGTCCTGATATTATACCACTACCCATATCATTAATGCTACCTCCCATCTCACGTTTATCTTTATTCCATATACCAAACCCTTCCTTCATACTATCCCAAAAACTCTTAGTATCCTTTTCCTTGAATCCCTTTTCAAAAGATTTAAAACTACTAATAGCTTTGTTGGTAGATTCTTGTATAGCATTGTCATTGCCAGTTAAAGAACCAAAAATACTAGAAACAGCACGAACAACATTAAACTTATGTTCTTCACCAGCAGCATCCTTATCATAAGAATACTTCTGCTTCATCTCCTTCAATGTACTATTTGCTAAGTCATTAGCAGCAGTCCAACCAGTAATTTCTGCTAGAAGACCCTTATTCTTTTCATACTTCGCATCAGCATCTTTCCCTTCAATAGTTTCTTTAAGTTTTCCAGGTAAATCTGTAATAGCCTTCCACCAAGGCTGTTTCTCCATCTCAGCAGCTTTATTTTTTACCTTATCTGGTAACTTATCTTGATCTTTTAATTTGGTTTCTCCATCTTTCCAATTAAGATTCTCATGAGCATCGTATACTCCACTATTTGTTAAATCTTCACCATAACGCTGAGTTGACATTGCAGCATCAATAGATCTTTGATTCTTCTCAAGTTCTCCTACAGCATCCTTATCACCTGACTTTGCATAGTGACCTCTAGTACTTTCATCATAACCCTCATCACCAGGTAGATTTCCTTTAGCATCCATTTCAGCTTCTAAAGTACCCTCAGCAGTCTTACGTGGGAATAAAAATTCCATTGCTGCCCACAATGCAGTAGCACCAATAAATCCACCAAGGAACCATTTCCCAGCTCTACCACCAGTCATCATAAGACGACCTTTTCTCTTTAAGAGCATTGATTTAGTTGCTCTACCTCTCCTATCAAATAACTGCCAAACTCTCATAAAGTCGCCAATTATCTTCCACGGTTGGGTAAGATATCTAATTGCTAAAAATGCTCCTGCAAATTTAAGCCATATACTCACAAATGACTTTATTTTAGTCCAAGGATCTGTATCATCACTAAGGAGATTATACAAATCATCAACCATCCCAATAACTTGGGAACTAACAAACTTCGCAATAGCACTAAAAATCTTATGTAATTTAATAAGAGTATTCTTAATCTTTGTATGATTTTTAGGATCACCCAACCATTTCATTAATGGCCAAACAACCATCAACTTAAAGAAGGATCCCAATAAACCCAAAAGACTATCAAAAAATCCTGGTGCTTTAAATGATCTTATATTTTGGAAAAACTTCTTAAATTTATTTGGTTTTATCTTACTACTACTAGGTTTTATTTTTCTTAATTCTTTCCTTCTCTCTTCTAACCTATCCTCTTCAATATCTTTGAGTTCTACTACAGTCTTAATACATCCATTTATTACACTACCAATATTATTGATAGCCATTGTATTGAGATTAATAGTAGATACTAATTTATTCTCAGCTTCAGCTTGGCCGCCAACTCCAGAAGATGCTGATTGCTTTTCAACATCGACAAACTTATACATGTTTATCTTAACTGTTTTCGCCATTTATCCAAAACCTCCTGCCATTCTATTTAACAACCCTCTGACACCACTAGATGATGATAATTGTTCACCAACACCTGAACTAGAATCAACTGGAACAGGAGTTGCTTGTAATCTTTCGACAATAACAGGTATTGGTACTAATTCAATAGCAGTCTGTAGAGCATATTCAGTATCAATCTTTCCATTCCTGAATACCTCTCCAACTTCATCAACGATACCAAGAACTCTCTTATCAACACCCAATTCTGGTGCTAATTCTCTCAATCCAGATTGAATATTACCACCATCAGCAACACCCATCATTGCTTTATAAATTCCACCCAAACCATGTTTTTCTGCCATACCAGATACAAATCCAGCAGGACTAAAATTACCACTAACTAAAGAGTTAACTCCAGGAAGTTGATCCAATCCAGGAATATTTGCTATTGCGGAAGTAATACCTGGTGACATACCAAGAACTCCACTTAATCCAGCAGCATCTATCTGTGCTCCAAATGCTGCAAGACCTGCCTCAAAACCAGTACCTTCAATTGCAGCACCAATTGCACCACCCCAATTTCCTTGAACTAAAGCAGATGATATTTTACCAACTTTAGACTCCATGAATCCATCATAGATAGATTTTCCTTTTTCCCATATATTACTAAATTTACTTCCAATATTTTTATCAAACCATCCACCAACTTTATCACCAATATTTGCAAATGTTTCAGGGAATATATTACTTGCAGTATTCCACATAGACATTACTGCTGCTATAGGGTTACCATTTGATAATGCTCTGAAAGCATTCATTCCACTAATTAAAGTTTCAATCCATTTATATTGTGGGAATATTATAGGTAATGCTATTGATAATATCTGACCCAATTGACTATCCATTATATCATTAGCAATATTACCAATACCCTCTATAACATCACCTACAACATTAACAACACCACCAACTATATCGCCTACCCACTCAAAAGGTTTTTTAACAATATCAAAGACAGCCTTAAATGGGTTCCATGCTTGTGGAATCTTACCATATCCACTAATAGTCTGACCTTTATACATGGATGACCACGAGCCACCCATTTCCTTCTTACCACCCCAGAATTTCCACCACGGTTTCTTCTTCTCAACTTCTTCTTTCGTTTCTGATGGTAATGGTACATCTTTCTTAGTGATTACAGATTCAACCTTCTTGTCACCACCCCAGAATTTCCACCACGGTTTCTTATTCTCTTTCTCTTGTTTCTTAATCTCTTTATCAGCATTAACCATATCAGTAGTATCACTACTGATTACTCCTAATATACCACTACTACTACCTTTCTCATCATCCTTTCCAGAAAGTATTTTATCAACTTCCTTAGATTTATCCTTAGCAGAAGGACCAATCTGACCAGTCATCTTATCTACTAGACCTGTTAAACCAGGTATAATCTGCATGAGACCACCATCCTGTTCCCACTGCAGAATAGCTGGACCAATTCCAGGAAGAATTCTAGCAAGTAAGTATGCATCAAGAGCAGTTCCAAGTGCTATCATTGGACCACCCCAAGTAGCACCAACACCAGTTGCAGTACTAATACCACCACCAATAGTTAACGCACCAGCTAATCCCTCTAATACTCCACCTATATTATCACCACCATCAAAAGCTACTTTACTAAAATAGAAATTACCTAAACCACCAATAAAAGGTAATGCAGCATTTAATCTTCTACCCCATCTTCCAGTAAATTTTCCAAATGATCCCCAAGTTATACCCCGCTTCCCTAGAGCATCGGTCATCTTCTTGATGAAAGGAACCTTATTAAGTGATCCTAATAACCTATTACCAGCACTAGAAACTGCACCAATTACAGGTTTAATATATTTTTTATAAATTGGACCAAATATTTTAGATTTTAATCCCTTCTCAATCTTACCAGGAAGATGGTATATACGCTTTGCATTTCTTGAAGCCCAACCACCAAACGCACTTGCACCTCTTCTAGTGTTTCGTACTGCTGTACCAAACATTCCTCGTGCTCTCTTGGATATTTGCGTACCAAGCTCTTGAGCACCCTTTACAACTTTACTATCTCCCAGACCCTGTATTCCTTTCCATGCACTATCAAGTCCACTTTTTATTCCACCCTTAACTTGCCCAGGAAGTTTCTTTAACTTGTCTCCTAATTTCCAACCATCAACAGTTTCCTGAAAACCTTTAACAATTGGTTTTGTTTTTGCTCCAAACCAATCCTTTGCTTTACCTGGAAACTCACGAATTCCACTTGGAATTTTCCATTGCTTAGCCTTTAAAAGATCATCACCCCTTGCACCCTTCTGAAATAATCCCCTTAAACCTATTTGACCTCTACGGATTAATCTTAACCTATCTCCAAAATTAGAAGTACCTTTAATAAATCTTCTATAAGAATCTGCAGCTCTTGTAACTGAAGTCTTTTTCTTCCTAAAGAAATCCCACCACTTACCTTTCTGCTTCTTAAATTTTATCTTATTTTTTCCTTTCGGTCCCTTTATCCTTCCTTTTGGTCCTTTCTGCATTCGACCAAAATCAGGAACCCTCCAATTCATTATAAAGTCTAATAGACCTATAATGTCACCAATTAATGCAAAAGGATTGAGTAGATACCGTAAACTAATAAAACCAAATAAAAGCTTACCTAAATTCTTAACTTGTCCTATGAATCCTATAGGATTACCATCTGCATCCTTACCACTAATAAGACCTGTTAACCCTACTAAAATATTATCACCAATTATCCACTTGGCAAAATCAAATAATTTCTGTACAACAAATACAAATTTTTCTACAAATACTTGTAATTTCTCCCTATTAGCTGGATCTCCGACCCATTTTAATAGATCCTTTATAACATAAAAACTAAGAAGTTGTACTATAAACTTAGCAATAGGACCCCAAAGGTTTCCCATCCATCCAAAGATGTCACCAAATTTCTTCTTTTCCTTTTTAGTCGGTTTTCTTTTTTTCCCTTTCTTATCCGTAGTCAGTTTTTGCATTTCTGCAAAATCTTCTGCCTCTTGATCTCTCTCTTTCTGATCTTTTCTACGTGCTAATCTTTTTTCTAAGACATCAATTTTAACATTAGATATAGCAATATCACTTAACGATCCAACTAAACCTCCAAGACTATGTACAGCAAGTCCTAACCTATTTTTAGCATATATTCCTTTTCTAGCAGCACGAACTGCAGGAGTTACCTTACCAGCGGCTCCCGTTATACTGACTAATTTATAGGGTGAGATCTTAGTGGCCACCGTATTGTCTCTTCTCTGTTGCTTGTTGTGCCTTCATTCTTTTCTCTTCTTCCTTAAGGAATCCGACCAAAAGATTCATATAGACTTCTTTCTCCCAAGGCATTAAATTGTCAACTGTATCAATTGACCATTTATGATGATGCATTAAAGAGAAATTTACCTCATAATAAGTTTGGAGACTTGTATGGAGAAGAGCTATCCGAAAAAACTAGCTAGACCCTCAAGAACTACATCACTTTCGACCTGTGTTTTTGGATTAGTAACCTTAACAGTATGAGCTAGTTTAGGCATAGTTTCAAAGAAACTTTGAACCATCAAAAACTGCTTACTACTCAATTGATCAAAAAACTCAACTAATTCCTCTTCGGTACTATCAGAAGCTTCGTATACTTCTTCAGCATCAGAGATTTGCCTCACACATGAAGCAGCCATCTTAAATATTTGATCAACTCCAGGTTCCTCACCCAAGAAATTCATCTTAACAAAATTATCCAAACTAGGATATCCCATAGTTAGAATAATCTCAGGACTAAGTTTTAAATCTGTTTTATGCCCCTTTGTCTTGATAACTTTTATCTCATTTAAAGGTATTGAAACCTCAACTTGAGTTTCATTGTCGTCAGGACAAACAATAGACACATCAACAGCTTCACCAACAGATTTTGTACGAATCTGTAGGAAAACAAATTCAATGTCAAATGTAGGAAGATCGTCAATATCATGAATATCAGTACATTCAGTAATGATAGTCTTAATAGCTCTAATGATATCGGATTGATCTCCTGTTTCAGTTGCTAATAATAACAACTTTTCTTCTTTGACTAAGAATGGTCTATAATTCACAGTTCTGCCATCAGAAGGCAGTTTCAATTTGTACTTAGGTACATTCAGCTTTGGTAATGCCATATAGAATTCAATTCAGTAATTATATTTATGTGACTAGGAAACAATTAATTGTTGTACTGTACGTGCAATACCAACTTGAAGATCAGAAGCATCTCTTATACCTGTAACAACATCATCTCTAGGAATCGTAATATCATTTCTAGGTCCAACTTCATCCACTACCTTAACATCTGCAGGGAAGAATCTATATCTCTCAAAATAAAATCCAACTGTCAATGTCATAGCCCTTGCACGATCATTATTTAATTGTATACCACCAATATTATATGGGAATGCATTCCACAACTCCCATTTTCCAGTTAAAGCATACAATTTATTTGCAGGTATATTAGTATTTGTAGATCCACCACTACTTACATGATCAGAAAATCCTTGTGGTATATCTGCACCTCCTTTCCTTTCCCACTTATAAATTGATATTCTAGGAGAAACATAAAAATTATAATATTCGGTATATTGATTTGCATCTGGAGCCATTAATTGCATCCATCTTTCAAAGAAATTTCTTGTATGTTGATTTCTAGGTATCATAAAGGTTGCACTTATTTGACTAAATGCTTGCCCTGTAGCATATTTCTGACCAGCACCAATATTAACTAAACCACCAGTTGTTGCTTGTCTGCTAGGAAGATTTACTGTTTGACAATAATAATTTAAAGCACTTCTAAGATTACCTAATTCAGCAACAAAATTTCCTCCAGGTTGTCCAACAGTCTGATTAAAATCACTATACGCATTATTAAATCCTATAACATTCTGTAGTATAGGTGGAGTTGCTATATGAAAAGACCAAAGATTTGTATAAGAAGGTGTATAATCTTGATTTTTAAGAGAGAAAGAAACAAATTCGTTTATTTTTGGATACTGAGCTTCGCTAGCCATTGGGACAGTATATGCTTTCCCATCCCATGACGCTGCAGGTTGCCCAGTTGTATTACCACTAGTTGCAACACTAGAATTACTACCACCAGAACTACTGCCTCCACTATTACTATTGCTATTGCCAGTAAAGGCATGCACTAGTGCTCCGATTGCTGTTGCTGCAAATATTAATCCAAACATTAGACTTTTAACTCCCTTTCGGTAATTATTTGAAAAATCAATCCCCTGTCCTTACAAAAATCATCGGCAGCATCCCACTTTGCTCTATTAATGGCATATGTGAGAACTTCATTAATATAAGTTCTTTTAGACTTTGCAGTCTTTTTTCTCATCACAGGTTCTTTAGTTTCCCTTTCGGGTTTAACTTCGACAATATACTTTTTATTACCTATTTTCATATAGAAATCAGGTACATATCGATGAACTCTTCCGTCAGATGGTTTAACATAAGGAATTTTTAATTCCTCACTACCCCATTCAGTAACATAGGGAGTTCTCTCACAAAATAACATGAATTTAAATTCCCAAGATGACCTATACCATACGTTATTTGGGTCACCTCTATACTTAGAAGGATTAGTTAATTTATAACGACCCTGTTTATATCGTTTAGACCGCATAAATAAAATATATGATCACTCATAATATTTAGCCTAGTAAACGCATGTCTGCATTAAATGGTGCTTGCTACACCTACCCATTAAGACCTCCAGTCCCATCAGATTCAAGGAATCCTGATTTGTGGGGTGGAACAGAGGTCGTTGACTATGTGAGATTTAAGCAATATAGGATGAAATTTGATGATAATAGAAAAATGGAGGCTAACTCATTATATAATTACTCCGCAGCTGAAAAGCAATATTGTACAGCTCCTGCTGCGGTATATCTTGCAATGCCTCCACAACTAACTACCCAATACTCTGCTAATTACAGACAAGTAGATCTTGGGGTTGGTGGTGTAGCACTAGGAGCAGCAGGTGGTACTGCTGGTTTTGATGACATGAATGCTTTAACCAATACCCTTCAAGCCGCTGCAAGAGCATCTGCTCCAGAATTCCTCGCAAGTACTTTAACAACAGCAGTTAACAGTATCGGTGGTATGATGGGATTGCAAGGTAGTATTGATACTCAATCTCTAGAAGCAATGACAAAGGGAAGAATATTCAACCCTTATACGGAACAAATATTCAATAATATGAATTTCCGTCAGCATAACTTTAGTTTCAAAATGTTTGCTAGAGATCCTCAAGAATCACAAACGATAGAAGAAATTATACATTATTTTAAAGCAGGTGCTCACCCAAGATATCAAAGAGGAG